GCTAGAACTCACCGCAACAGGTGAGGGAACAGCAAAGCCAAAAGGCAGAAACACCAACTTAATCAAGGCGCAATGTCCATGTGAGCAGATAATCCGCGCAAGCGCCTCAGTCATCAAATCAGGCGTGCGTTGTGATTCATGTGACTGTCAATTCGTGGCGGTGTCTTAAGACATAAGACAGCCCCCGCCGAAAGGGTACGGATTCATAATCCAACGGGGGCACTAACTCTCAACCTAAAGTTGAGGGTGAGGTGTGACGGACATCACATCCGAAATGCTTGACAGGCTCAAGCGGTCGGTGAGATAGTTACATCAAGCAAGACCAAGCGGGAACAGTTCCCGTTAGGTATTAAGACAGGAGCACAAGGTGGACCCAAGATTCGCAATCGCTAGAACTTACGATGCACTAGAGAAGGCAGGGCTAGACATCAAGAGTTTTGAAAATGAACTCAACAACTGCACAGGACCCGACAACGCACTAGAAATCTGCGCTAAGTGGCGCAACATGGCGAGCAAGGTCAGCGCTTAAGACAGAAAGAAAAATGTGAGGTAACTCACAGCCCTAAACCCTTGACGGGGGCGCGGTCAGCGAGAGACCATTAGGGCACAAGCAAGGCGGGAAATACTCGCCTTGTGTATTAAGACGGGAGAAAGAAAGATGGGAACAAGAAGCACAATCGGAGTAAGGTCAGAAGATGGAACAGTTAAAGCGATTTACTGTCATTGGGATGGATACCTTGAAGGGGTAGGTGCTGGCTTAAGTCAGAACTACAACAGCAAGACACAAGCAGAAGAACTTATCGCCCTTGGTGGATTTTCTTCCCTAATGGAGACACTAGAAGAAACCAAAGCGGGGGCATACAACACGCCAACCGACAGCGCCCGCACCTTTGAAAGCGTGACCGATTGGGTGCAAAACTTCAACGCGGGAGAAGAATACTTCTACCTTTGGAATCCCGACCTTGGATGTTGGACTTATAGCGATGGAGAAAAAATGTTTATCGGTATTAAGACAGAAAGCGAGGTGTCAGCATGAAGATTACATTTCACCTATACAGCGGAGCAGGGCTTGAGAGTAAGAACACCCTCAGCGCCGAAGATTTCGCAGAGTTCCGCAGAGTTGCCGAAAGTCTTAAGCAATCGGTAAGGATTGTAAGCGTTAGTTCTTAAGACACAATGTGACTAACATCACAGCCCCAAATGTTGAAGAAACCGCGGTGTTCATGCCACCATTGGGGCACAAGGTAGAGCAGGGAAAGCCCCCGCACTACTGGCACCACCAAGCACAGGAGATGAAAGTGAAAAGAGCAGAACTAATCATAGGCAAGGCGTATTACATGAACACCACAGCCAACTGGCGTGATGACCATTACAGCCTAAGCCAATCCTATGCCAAGACTGGCGAAGGATTGAAGCGATACAGAGTGACAGTTGTGGAGACACAACTTAAGACAGAACAAGAAAAGAATTGGAAAACTCGTGATGTCTTAATACAGAACGAAAATGGTAAGCAAATGTGGGTACCACTTAATCACATTAGATGTGAGTGGATTCAAGCGGTTAAAATCTTAACGGATGACCGCCGTTCCCGTCACAGTTACGATGACCCAGCCAATCGCTACGCCCGCCACCTTGCCCGCAAGTTTGAGCGCGAGCAATTAACACCAGCAATTAAGACCCTATGTCAAGAGATTCAGCGAGTGACTGGCGAGCAGGTTTACTCATGGGAAAAGATTGAAAATCTTGACATCAAAACAATCAAGACCCTCACCCAAGCACTCTCAGTTATTAAGACAGAACTTACGGCGGTGGCATCGTGACTTACGACATAAACAATAATTGTGTGGTCTGTGATGCTTATGTCTATGACCAACACAAGACAACATGCAAAAATTATGTAACGGAAAAGTTATCGGAGTTTCACTCAAGGATTCAAGCAACCATTTGCGGAGACTGCCTTATCCCCCTTGACCAATGCCAACATGCACAAGATTATGTCTTAAGCGATAAAGACAAAAAGATTTTGCGTTTGATTGCATCAAGCCTTGCAACGAAAGGATTGAAATGAAACTAACACGCCGAGGATGGATAGTGCTCGTCATTATTCCAACCATGATTGCACTCGCTGGTATCTGGTGGGTCGCAGGTCATGTCTGGTGGGTAGACGACCACTTCTGTCTTAATACAATGACAGAGTGTTACTTCCCTACTAAGTGACCAACATCACACTACAAATGCTTGACCTACTATGCCAACAGGTGGCAAAGTAGTACTACCAACTAGACAGGAGAACATCATGGCAATTAAAGCAACAAAGCAAGGTGAAACAACACGCTGGTTACTCAATGGGTTATTCAGCACAGCAAAAGAGTATGAGTACGAGATTGAAAAGTTACAGCGTGAAGGCTGGATACTTACACAAGCAAACGATTACGGAGATAACTTCGTACTTAAGACAGGAGATAACTAATGCTACCCGAACGCACACTAGAAGCACTAACAACAGGTCATAAGCACATGGACTTTAACGAGAACGGCGAGATGACCAGCGCAGGAGGGGTGGGTGTGGACTTGTATGTCCTCATCTGCCTCGTATCATGGATTAAGTTAGAACTTAAGACAGGTATGAAAATGACCCGTAATGGGAGCACACTTAAGAAGGCTAACCAAATGTTAGGTACCAACTATAAGCGTAAGCAACAGGCTCTTGACCACCTTGAGGCTTTGCTTTCAGTACTTAAGACAGGAGAAGAACAATGAGTAGACGATACCACTATGCGATTGTCTTTGACGAAGAAACAAATCGTTGGAACATAGACATAGACACAGAGGAACAAGTCTTTAACAAAGGCTCTATTTACAATACAGAAACCCGCGAGTGGGAGTATGGATATGCAGGTGATGGTGAGTTCATCGGCAGAGAAGAAGAAATTACCGAAGCATTAAGTAACTTTTTAGATAAACAAAATGAATTGTTACTTAAGACAGAAGGTAACTAATGGCTGAGTATTCATGTCACAAATGTCAAGGTAATCTTGATGAAGATGACACCGCATGGGCAGATAGTCAAGGGCAGGTACAAGAAGAAGCGGGTAACAACTATCCGTACTGTGTGCCTTGCCTACCATCACAGATAACGGCTCGCGCCTTAGCAAGACGGGCAAGAGAACAACGCAACGCCACGACCAATAACAAAGACTTTGATTTTTGGCATGACATAATGGTGCAGTACGAAAACAAACTAAAGACAGGAGACAGACAATGATAGAGGTAGGAGCAGTACTTAAGACAGAAACAGCATACGATAAAGACATAACCTTTATTCGTGATGGTGTGGAGTATAGAGTTATCTTGCATTGGGATAGCCATGATGGGTACGAAACAACATGGCTTGATAGTGAGGCACGCTTTGTATCTTCACCCGACTGGGCTGATGATGATGAGAACAACAGGTTGTATCACACGCTGGACTTTGCCAAGGCACACACCAAAGTGGAAGTAAAGGAGCAGTACTGATGACTACCTTTATGATTCAATGCTTAGGTTGTGGCGCAGTAGTTAAGAACCCACGCACCATGCACTATATGTATGAGAAATGTGATGTGTGTCTTAAGTCACAACTAGAACAAGAAGAACGAGCAATAGATACATACTTGCATGACCGAGCAGAGAAGGAACTAGAAGCCAATGCCTAACTTCACCCGACTGATACACCCTCATGCCCGACTGTGGATTGTAACGACCATAGTATTCGGATTGTTATTCGTTCTTAAGACACCAGTTCAGGAGGTAATCATGCCACCACATGGCAGGTTAGTTGCTTACTATCAGAACGATTACCAACGCTATGCCATAGACCAACTTGCCAAGCAAGATAAACTTGAACAGTACCCTTGCCTTTATGAATTGTGGACAAAGGAATCTAACTGGCGACCGAAGGCTGTCAATAAATCAAGTGGTGCCTCAGGTATAGCACAGTTACAACTTAAGACATGGAAAATTCTAAAAATAAAACCAACCCCTAATGGTTACCACCAAGTAGATGCTGGCTTGCTTTACATAGATAGACACTATGGAAAAACAGGCGGAGTATGTAGAGCATACGCTCATTGGTTAGCCAAGGGTTGGTATTAAGACATGGAAATTAAATACCACAAGTTACTTAGAAAGACCACCAATCCACGCAACAATCGTAAGCGTGGTCTCATACAGTATGTCTTAAGATACAACCCAAGTTTGTTTAAGGGTGCAGTATGCGAAGGCGTAGATACCGAGGTGTTTTACCCAGCCAAGGAACTATTCAGCGCCGATGAGGAGCGCATGTTCACCCGCATGTGTACCGACTGCCCAGCCATGGAAGCATGTCTTGAGTGGGGCATAGCCTCAGAAAGATGGGGAGTATGGGGTGGTACAACACCACCAATGCGAGCCAAGATTCGTAAGGAGTTGGGTATAGAAGTTGCAGACCCAACGCATGCAGGTTTATAGTACGACTGTTCATCAGCCCATGTGTAGGGGAAGCGCATAGGGTTGATGGGCATAGAAAAACCCATCAGATACTCTCCTGTCTCTGGTGGGTTTCTCTATGTATTAAGACAGTTTATTTATCTAAGTCAAGTTCTTTAGCAAGCATGAATACTTCATCACTTAAGTCATCAAGTGTTCCATCGTTATAGATAACATGATTAAACATATACATATCCATCGCATGCTCAGATGCATGACCATTAACTGCGGGATGGTTGTGTCTGTTGATACGCCACATGGTACCGCCCAACGCTTTGATTGCATCAGCCTCATTAGGATAACGAACATCACTAATAACAATGCGTTCAGTACCAACTAAATCTTTGAGTGCTGTCTTAATCCAGAAGTTATCGCCAAACATCTTGCGACCTACCTCAGTACCAAACACCTGCATCAGACGGCGCACCTCAGGGTTATGCTTTGCTGTATCCCAACCATACTCATCTACTAATTCAGCAACGCGATTGGATGCAGAGACCCAAGGGTTGAGGCGATAGATACCAGTACGAATTGGGTCAGCAAATGCACGCCGTTCGTATTCGTAATTAAGACACAACAAGTTAGCCGTTGCATCTTTGCCTGATTGTGCATATCCACTTAATCCAATTATCATTACTGTTCCTTATCTACTTTTTTATATCTACGGTTATTCCATTGAGGTTGCTCACCACCGACACGCTCTTGCAACTTAGTAAGTGCACGAGAGACACGCTTACGCATAGCCTCATCGCTAATGGAATACTCAAGGGCAAGGGCATCTATGTCCGTGCCACCTTCTGCAAATCTGCGCTTCAATAAAATTCTATCTTGCTCTGGTACTTTCTTAAGACCGAAAGACACATCACTTAGCATAGCCTCACGATTGAATCCTTCGCTAGGTTTACTGCTCTTACTAATGAACTCACCATCGCGGTGCACAGTAGACTCAACCCAGTTGGTGTACTCCCATACATCTTTCAATAACTCTTGAAGAATCTCATGTGTGTAATAGAAAGAATCCGTTGGCGTAGATTTTGTGCGGTGTGCTCTCTCTTTAGCGGCAAACTTCTGTGACTCGTTATTAAATGTGCGCTTGAGTTTAAAGATAAGAGAATCCTGCGACTCCCACTCCTCAATCTTGTGCCAATGTTCTACTGCCCAAAGGTTAAGGTGTTGGTATACATCATCTGCTGTAACAAGATTGTTATGGATACGAACACAACGAGATGCACTCAGGCGAGCACACTTGTATACAGTTTCCCATAGTAATTCTTTTTCTGTCATTATTCCTCATTTACAATTTGGGGAACCCAGTATTGTGGATAATCTGATGCATGCACGAACACAACTAAGTCTCGCTCTTGTGTATCCCAACGGGTATGAAAGACTGGTATGAGACTACCAAGTTCACGCGCTGGAATAATTAACAAGCCATCAGAGAAACGAAAGCAGATACGATGAAAGCAATCAACACCATCTGTGTATGGTGGTGCTATTAACATCTGTTGTAGTTTATTAAAAGGAAAGATGGCTGGCTTAGAACTATCTGACTTAAGCCACTTTAATTCAAGGTCACCAATGTAGTTCTCTCGCCCATGGTCATGCAGTTTAGTGATGTGGAAATCGGTAAAGTAAAAGCGTGGCGTGTCATAAAACTTCCAAGGATAAATCTCTGACAGTTTAGTAGCCATCACCTGTTCTCGTATACCATCACCGTGAACTTGGCGAATTGGTTCCACTTATACCCCTACTCGTCTGCGTAATCCTTCTGCACCCTCTTGTAAGTATACATCATTTACATCTAGACCTTCGGGCATGAACACAGGAAACACATTGTCTAGTTCACGACTTAAGTTCTTAGCCATCTCTCTGCCTGCATTGTCACCATCACATAGCAAGATAACTTTATCCCAGTCAGCAAGAACACGAGAGTAAAAAGGTTTCCAGTTGTTAGCCCCTGGCAATCCAACTGCTGTGAACCCTGCTTGTGTAGCAACAACAGTATCTAATTCACCTTCACATACAATCAATGCATCGTCATCTCTGTTGAGTGCGTTGATGTTATAGATGTGGGTTGATGCACCTGGTCGTGACAGATATTTCGGTCCTGCTGTATCTATACCAAGTGAACGAAAGCGTATGTCAATAGCACCAGCAGGAGTGATGTAAGGGATACTAAGTTTCCCGACATAGGGTTCATGTCCAACCTCAGGATTGCTTACGAAGCCGAGGTGAAAGGTACGCGCCGTCTCCTCTGTTATACCGCGACTCTGTAGATACGGAAGAATCTCCGCTATGTTTTGTGCGTAGTTCTCCGTTGCTCTCGCCAGTAATTCTCTCTGCGATTTGCTTAGCCTCATTGAAAGTAACCCCTTCTTTCTTCATAATAATTGAGTACACATCACCTGCCATGTCGCAACCAAAGCAACGGAACCCACCGTTTTCTGTATTAAGACGAGCAGACTTTACTCTGTCGCCATGGAAAGCGCACCGTACTGTTACCCAACCACGCTTACCTTGAGGTAGGTCAAAGCCATAGTGTTCAAGCACCTTGCCAAGGTCATGCTTAGAGTTTTGCAAGAGCATCACTAAGCCTTTGAACTACATAAGCCTCCTCAATACCCTTGTTAGATGCCTTGATAATAACTAAAGCGGTCGGTGCTATCCGTAACTTCTTAGCAATCCGATAGTTCTCTGCTTCAAGTTGAGCCTCACGAATCCAGCCAGATAAATCTATCTTGCCGTCACGCCGTGGTGCCTTTGCCTCAATCACATACGAATCATTTACTGTCTTAAGAAAGACATCGCCTATGTCATTGCGACCAGCACGAGGTAAGCGTTGAGCATCATACTCGCCTTCAACAAACCAATCAGCCAAGTCAATCTCAAAGGCTGCGCCTCTACGCTTGTTACTCTTTTGTTGTGTCACCATTTGTCTGCCTCTCTGCTACTGCTGCTGCTTGCCAATACAACGCATAGAAATTCTCATCATAGGCAAAGCGCTTCATGTGTTTAACAATGGCACCTGTGTGTGCATACACATCAACGCCCGCCTTCTTTAGGTTGCGGAAGAACACAATGTCCTCGCCAACAAACTTATCTCCCAACCCTTCCTTCTCAGCAAAGACAGAGTAGTCAGGTGATACAGCCCGCAACTTAGGTACAACGCTACGGTGCATAAGGGTAAGACCCAAGCCTGCACAATCAACCTTTACTACTTCATCCTTAGGTAAAGGGTGAAGGTATCTAATTTCAAATTCACTTACCTCAGTAAACAAAGCAGGCATAGGTTGCATGAGTGATGACTCCATCTGTTTAGAGATAAAGTAAGTACCGCATACAACTGGCTTTGTATTCTTATCGGCTATCTTCCATAGCATGCCAAGAACTTCTGTCGTAAGTACGATGTCGGAGTCAACCCATAACAACCAGTCTGTCTTTACTTTGTCATACCACATGTCAAGCAGGGCTTGGCGTTGCCTGCCAATCTGATTACCTTGTACTCGCAAGGCATTGTTAATTGCCATCTTGTGAGTAGGTGCAGTCACCGTGGTGTACATGATGCCTTCGGCAAACTTGCCATCCACCATACCGTTGTCACACCAACCGATAGATAATGTTTCTTGATTACTGTTCGCCATCCATGTTCTCCGTTTCATCTATCGCTTGTAATGCTCCCTCGCCCATCTCTTTGAACGAGGCAGAAAGGTTAATCAACTGCTCTGCTATTGCACTGTTGCAATCAGGT